TCCATTAAATAATCGTTTACATCTGCTGCTGTAAGAACTTCACCAACAGCAAAAACTTTAAATCCGTTTGCCATAGTTTTAGTTTATCCTTTCGTTAATTGTTTTTTTGTTATGTGTCATTAATAACCCAACTTGTCTGTATCTAACAAACCAAACAATGCGTTATCTAATCGCATAAATGCTTGTACGTCTGCATTAGATAGCTTATATGCACAAGTAAATAAGTTAGGTGTTATATTGTAGTTTATACTGTCTATTATTTCATTTGACGTTATTTGTGCTGGACTACCACTACCCGGTGGTGTTAATTCTACTTTGACCACATCACCAACTTCACGATCTAGTACAGTATTTTGATTGGTTGTTGTAGCTTCTGTTAAATCAACAGTTAAATTATCAAAACGTATTAATGCGTCTTTAAATTTTCCAAGTAAAAAATTAGCTGCATTTAATACTTCACTATCAGAATTATTTAACAAACCAGTTCTATTTAGAGTTCTAATTAGATATTTACCCTGTGAAGCTACGTCCTGTACAGTTTGGGTTGATCCACCAGTTCTTTGTAAACTTACAACATTAAATATTTCATTATCGTCATTTATAAAATCAACACGTAAATAAGGAACATCAGAACCGTCATCACTAAAAGTTGCTGCTGGTGTACTTGGGAACGTAGTATGACGTGATTTAAAAGTTATCTTGCCGTCCTTAGACATAAACAACAATCCGTTTTCACTACGTTCAATATTCTGTAAAACAGATAAAGTATTATCACTTAATCCACTTATTGATTGCATAGTAGATATTCCTGTTTCAATATTTCTATCTGCACCAAACTTAATGTTTGCATTATCTAATACATTACTTACTAACGTGCCACTATCTGTGCTACTAAAAGAAGCATTTATTAAGCTAGTGTTTGATAACTTCATAAACGCGTCTGCACCAATAAAATCTGCAAATGAGTTGTTTTTGTCTGGGTAAGTCAAATTAATATCAGTTACAAAACCAACAAATAAATCTTTGTATGTACTGCCACCGTCTGTTGTTGCGTCAATGTGTATATTTATAAGTGGTTCAATACCCGGCGAATATGGACTAGAAGTATTTGTGTTTTCGTATTTACGTGCATTATTCAATAGTCTTACTGAACACGTACCTGTTTTAAATGTGTCTAAATCTCTTGATCTACCACGACTTATTGTTACATTTTGTACATCACTTGTAACATCTGTTAGTGGTGTTGCACCACCTAGCTCTGCACTATCTAAAACACCACGCACTAAATCGTCCAATGTAAATGTGTTTTGTGTAAAACCAATACGAACACGAACTGTTGGTTGTGCCATTACAATATATCTATTCTTGCAGCACCACCGTTTTGACGCTTAAATTCTTTTGCACCCCTAGCAAATAAATCACTTGCCTCTTGATCTGTTGTAATCGGTGCAAAATTGTTTATTGTAATACCTGCTTGTTGTGCAGGTGTAAACTGTGTTGCACTTGAAGCTGCTGTTGCTAGTAAACCTGTTGCTGTACGTTGTGCGTCTATTTCATCTGGTGAAACAATAGGTGCCATTTCTTCTTGACCTAATCCAAAATCTACTTCACTAAATTTACGCAGTTTTGGTATATCTATTTTTATACCAATCTTACCTAATATTCTTTGTGCTTTTTCTGCAAAACTATTAAGTTTGTCTGCAAATCTGTTAAATCCACCAATTATACGATTAATCATTTTTTCAAAGTTTTTTGGTAAGTTTTCTAAAAATGGTGCAACAAACTTGTTTACTATTTCTGTAAACTTCTTAAAAGCTGGTGCTAATGCTTGAAGCAGTAAGGTTATTATTGCAATAATTGGTGGTGCTAACAATCCAAACAATTCTGCAATAGATGATAAAAATGGTGCTACACCTTTTATAGCTTGTATTAATGACGGGCCGACTTCTTGGACTACATCTACAATAACTGGTAATAACTGTTCTGCAATAGGTAGTAACTCTTGACCAAGCTGTACTTTTAGTTCTTTTACTTGTGCTTGTGCTTTCCTAGATTTATTTGCAAAACTTTCCTGCGTTCTGTTTAGATCGCCTTGTTGTACTGTCGTTTTCTTTAGCAACAATTCATAAGTAGCTAATGCACGTTCTTGTTTTGTAAGTTCAGCAGCAGAACTTTTACCTGTCATTTCAAACGCTTTTGTATTTACTTCAGCAGCAGATATGGCAATACCATAAGTTTTAAGACTTTCATTTTCACCAAGAAGTGCTTTTGTAAATGCTTCTAATACTGGTTGTGCGCCACCCTGTACGTTAGAAAAAGAAGCAACATCACCTGCAAGACTAGCAAGTTTTGTTCCTAAATCACCAGACGCTTCAGCTGTAAAGTCAATACCCTGTAATACTGCACCTGTGTTTGTAAGTAATCCCTCTAATTCAAATGCAGCTAAACCAGCTTTATTTGCAAATTCCTCTACGAAACCAGATACTTGTGGTAATGCGTCCCCAAACGTTGTTTCAAATGCAGAACGTGCTTCACCTGCGTCTGAAGCTAAATCTACTAATTCTTTGCCAACTGTTCCTGCTGCTACACCAATAGCACCTATACCAACTGCTGCTGCTTTACCTATTCCTGCTGCAACACTACCTAAACCCTGTAATGCTTTTTGTCCTTTTGTTAATGATTTAACAAACTGATCGGTTTTACCGATTATTGCTATTGAAACTTTTTTTTCAAATGCCATTATTTAATTGCCTTTGTCAATGCGTCGAATAACCTTTCATTGTATGTTTCTAATATTTCGTTTTGGTTTTTGCTGATTGTCTTGCCAACTACATAACCCTGTTTACCTAACTTTGTAAATGAACTATCGCCACGATCTCTATTGTTGCCAATCCATTTTCTGTAAGGAAATTTTGCACCCGGTCTTGAAAATGGCAATCTACCTACTTCTGCTTGTGTTATTGCCCTAGTGCCACCATTTCTTGTTGGTACATATTGAAACCTACGACCAAATTCCATAGACAAAGCACTTGGGTATCTATCACTTGTTTTAATATTTATCTTTGCTTCACTTCTTGTACCAGAAGCTGTAAAACCCATAGCTGAACGATTAGCTTTTGGTACTGGTTGTTTACGTGCCAAAACACGACTTTCGGCAAGTTGTTCTTTTGCTATTTCTCTGTGAAACTTAGCCAAAGTTTTAAGAACATCTTTTTTACCATACTGTTTTAACTCTTTTACAATTTCTCTAACTTCGCTGTTATCTATTGCTAAATCAGTTTTTTTAAATGTTCTTGCCATATCAATTATCGTATTTCTTGTTTATAACTCTTACTAATGCGTAAAACATTTCCATATCAAGCTGTTCTATTTCACGTGGACTTATTCCTGTTTCTATTGCTATTGAAGCAATTAAATCTATAAATCCGTTTACGCTTTTAAATTATCACTTGATCCAGTAACGTCTAGTTCTTCAACTAAACCAATCCAAGTATCGTAATCATCTGTAACGCCATTTCTTTTTGCACCAAGCCACGCCAAATACAACAACCACTCATAGCGTTGTTCTTCTTGTAATTTAGAAACTGGTACATCAAACTTGCGTTCAAATTTAACAATATCTGCTGGTTTAATTTTTACTTCGTACTTCGTGCCGTCTGCCATTATGACGACCATATTACCCATTACGAAGTAGCCCTAGTAATTGTTCCAGAAGTAGGAAACGAAACGGACATAGTTGCAAGTTCACCAACTGCATTAGCTACTGGTATGTGTTGATTTACAAGCACACTTCCAGAATAGCTTGGGTTAGTTGCACTAACTGATCCACTTGTTGGTTTTACAACAAATGCTGTTGTAGTACCTAACAAAGGAAATAATGTTGCGTCCACTTCACTACTTGCGAAATCTTGTTGGAACTCTATGGACAATGTACCGTCCTTAAGTCCACCAGTTCTGGATTGAAATGTATCACCCATAGCTGTTGTAACGATTTCGTCTGCTGTAATATCTAATGTAACACTTGCAACGTGGTCTGATAGATCAACGCTGTTTAAGGTTACACTAGCGTCTGTTAAAACAAATTTTGCCAATGTAAACTCCTTTCAAACTTAATTTTATAGTTTAGTGAAGAAGTTAAGTTGTGTGTGTTATTCTATGCCGATTGTTGCGTGAATTGAAAAACTTGGATTAGTTCCAGATATTGTATAATTTAATCGCCAATACTGGTCTGTAATAGCACCTGCAACACTTTGAAAATCAGAACCTACTGCTGTAATGCTGGTAAAAGTAATTCTGTCTGTTGGACTTGTAAAACTAGAATTGTCATCACTTTGTAATTTAAAAGTTACTGTTGGTGTCGAAGTACCACTCACACCGTAACAATGTATGCCTACATAACATTTTTCAGTTGCACCAACTGCACCTAGCTGTACACCCGGTGAATTACCTGAAGCAGTTAGATCACCGTCTATCTGTACTTTACCCTGTACGACTACATCACTTGATTGAGATTTAGAAATACTAAATGGTGCTATTTCGCCAACTGAACCAAAAATATTATATTCAAATAATCTTGACTTCATAAAGTATGCAGTATTGCCTACACCTGCGTCTGGTACTGTTGTAACTAATAATTCGTTGCCAACATTTACACCTAATAAACCGTCTGGTTTATCTGTACCTGCTTCATAAAAGCCGTCCATTTGTAATGAGCTATCTTTTATTCCACCAAGTTTTGACCTAAATCCACCACTATTAATTGTTGTAGCGTCTAGTTCTTCAGCTGTAATATCTAAATTTACACTTGTTATGTGGCTTGATAAATCAAAACCACCACTAAATACTTTACCGTCATTAAATACAAATTTAGCCATTTACTTCTTCCCACGCTTCATTAACATCTGGTGTGCTTTTGTCATCTTTTATAAACGTGCCGTCTTTCTTTCTTGCACGTCTTTTTTTAATAGTAGTGGGTTGTATGTGTCCACCTTTTATTAATGACTTAGCAACATTTTCATCATCTATTGTAATCGTATCGCCTTTTACTTTGCCCATAACTTTTTTATTACCAATAATTTTATATTTAGCCATTATTGACCACCTTTACAACTATCTGGACAAGATCCACAACAATTCATCAACTACTTCCTTTCGTAAAAACTTCTATTGTCATATTCGCACCAACACCGTCAATGCCGTTTAAATTAACATCAGCTGCGTAATTAGTCATATTTACAACCCTTGCGTCTGTGTCGCTTAAACCTAATGTTCTATTATTAAATATAATCTGTCTTATGCTTGATGATCCACTTCCTGTAATAAAAGCGTCTAGTTTATCTTGTGCTGTTCTACTATCTGCACGTTGTACTGCAACTAACATATCAAATGTATATAAATCTGTACCCCTTTGCATAGCTAAATCAAATTCTATTTCTGTTGGTATAAAGATTGCAACCGGGAAGTTTATAGCGTTATCTGGTACTGTGTCATAACAACGAAGTCCACTTATGTTACTAACAGTTGTTTTTAGACCGTCCCTTATTTGTGCAAGTGTAGCCATTAAACAACACCTAGAACTGTGCCTTTACGAAATGGTGCAATTAATCTTGTGATTTCCCTGTTCTGTTGAATATTTACTACGCCAAAATCACCGATACCTGCAACACCAAGTGGTGCGTTTCGCATAGCAAATAGTTCACTTGCCAACATTAAAGTTGCTTGTCTTATTTGTTCTGGTGTAGTGGCATAACCCCATTTTGCAGTAATTTCTGCACGTGGTCTGTTGCTTGAAAAATCTAGTGGCCACTCGTGGTTACCGTCTGAAATAAGTTCTACAATATAAAATGGATTACCTTGTATGCCACCTACAACACCATTAATCGGTAATACTTGAAAATCACTAGATGATACAGTTGTTTCGTATGTACCGTCATCATCATCATCATATTTGACTACTAACCCGGTAGTCGTTGAAATATCATCTACACGTAATCTGTAAAGATCATTAGTAAAAAATTTACGTGCAGAAGTTGAACCGTCTGCGTAGAACTGTCTGCCACAAAATGCGTCAATCTGACGACTTGCTGCGTTTATAGCGTCATCAAGTATATCGTCATCTTGACTATCACTTGTCGGAATACCAACAAACGCTTTTAGTTGATTTTGTGTAATGTAGCCATTGGTAATTGCCATAAGATATTATCTACCTTTCTTTCGGCCTTTACCTTTGCCACCTTTCATTTTTTTCTTACCGTAATGTTTTGGCATTACTTTTTCTTTTCTACTTTTTTTTCAGCTTTAGGTTTTGCAGTTTTTGTTTCAACTGATCCACCAGCTTTTTTAATTGCGTCTTTAACTTCTTTAGCACGTTTTGCCTTTCCGTAAAGTTCATAACTTTTTAGTTCTTCTTTAAGTGCTTGTATTAAATCTTTATCTTTTGCCATAATTCTTTCCTAAATGGTTTGGTGTGTTAGTTGCCCAACACACCATAACCATAATTAATTAAAAGGATGGTGTAATTAAACCAGTTCCTTGTATTTTTGTAATTCCTGTTGGATATCTTCCAGAAGCAAAAGCAACATATCCATAAACAACCATTTTAGTTGTTAATGATCCTGCGTTTGTTTCTTCAAACTTCAACTGGAATAAGTTATCTTCAAATAAGATATGGTCATCAGCTTTTACTACATAGATTTGGTCTTGGTCGTTGCCACCACCGTCTGTTGTAGTAACATTTGCGTCTGTAATAACTGGTAGTCCTAATAGGTTACCAACTACGTTACCGTAAGCAGCTGCGTCCCCTACGCCCATAGCGTTGTCTGGGTTATTTCCTGCTGGAAGTACTAACGGTCTTGAATTTCCGTCTACTCCTGCTGTAAAGAAACCCCAACGTCTTGGGTGCATAAGGATTGCAGTAGCTGGTGCAAATCTGTTTGCATTTACTTTTTGAACTGCGTCTGCAAGTTTTGGAAATGCCTCACCAACGGTAGGTGTACCGTCTGTGTAAGTTACTGTATTTTGACCAGATACGTTTCTGATACCTAATGGTTGCCCAGAAGAACCAGAACCCTCGATCATTAATTCATCTAACTTTCCAAAATAAGCTGCTACCAAGTCTTGGAAGATAATGTTTTCCATTGAGAAACCCGGTTGCCCACCACGTTCAAGTGCTTGTCTTGAAACGTCTTGCTGACCTGCAATAGTATCAACATTGACTGTTAATAAGGTGTCGTCCATATTGGTTTCTTGTACAGCTGAATTTTCACTAGCTTGTTCTGCTGCTGCTGATCCAGTTGTTATTCTTGATATTTCTATTTTGTTACCGTATGCTGGTAAGTCCTTTTTAGGTACTGCATTATAAAACGCAGAACCTGCTCTTGCGATTGGTGCGTACTCATCAATTAAGTATTGTGGTACAACTAATCCTGTAAAAGCACCTGTTCCAACATCTCTTGCTTCAAAATCTTGGTGCTTGTTAAGTCTTTCTTGTGCTTTATAGTCGCCTTGTCGTGAACTCCAAGCGTCTGCAATAAAAGAGTGGTCGCCACCCTTTCTGTACATATCTGGTTCGTTCACTTCTACAACAGCTTCACTATCGCCTAAGTCTTTGTCCTCAACACCAAGTTCATTTCTGCTTTCTTTAACTGCTTTCAAAGTTTCTGCTGCTTCTCTTGCTTCTTCAATTTTCTCGTTCATTTCTTTGATTTCAGAGTGTAGTTCATTTGATCTTGCAAATTTGCTATCAAATTCTTCACCAGCTTCCATTTCATCAAGTTCTGCAACAAGACCGTCAAGTTCTGCAACTTTGGCTTCTCTAGCTTCAATTAATTTTTTCAATTTAATTTCCTTGTATGTTTTTTCTTATACTTCTGCGTTGAGTGTGGTAAAAGTGTGATACACGACCACGGCTAAACGTCTTTGTTGCGAATACCGTCCATTTCAAGTTTCAATTTAAGTAAATCCACTTTAGGATTGCTTCGCTTTTTATCAACGTCATCACTATCTGCAACTTGGTTAATAAAACTTTCTAAAATCTCTGTGGCTTGTTCACCACTTCTTGCTTCAACTAATTCTTTGTGCAAGTTCTCTATATCTACCCCACGAAGTTTTGCACCTGCCCACGGATTAGCTGGATAAGTAACAACTGAAACATCAAATAATCTTGCTTCGTTTACTTCTCTATTTTCACCATTGGTATCGAAATTATCTTTGATTGCAGCAAAAGCAAAAGACATCTCGTTTAAATCGCCACGTTTCATAGCACTTGATACTTCTGCAACTGTTGGGTTGCTTGGATCAAGTTCGGCTCGTACAAATAAACCATAATCATCTTCTTCAAGTTGTAATGTACCAGACGAAGTTCTTGCCAATGGTATTCCATCGTGATTAACTAAAAATCTTACGTCATCTTGTTCTTTTAATGTTTTCTTAAATGCACCCGGTTTTATTGTTTCGTTGTATTGTCCACGGCTATCTCTTACGCCATAAGGTTTGTCAAATACAGAAGCGTAACCAGTAAACAACAATGTATTATTATCGTTGCTTTTGCGTTCTTCTACTGCACTAAATGTAAAACTTCTATTTTCAGTTTGTCTATCCATTTCTTTAAGAATAGTGTTGCGTTTTTGTATTTCTAGTGTTTGTGATATAGCAACTGGTCTATCAAACACTTCTAAGTGTTGTGAACTCATTTTTTCTTCCTTTTTACTGTATCTTGGGTGTTCTTGTGGTAGTAAATCATTGTCTGCTTTATATTTTGAATTTTGTGGTCTATCGTTTTTTAACAAATAACTAAATGCACGAAGTCTTGCAAGTCCCCACGCTTGACGACTTACACCCGGTCTATGACTTGTTGAATATGCACCAAATCCACGTCTTACGACTGCCTTTGCTGTTCCCATACGTAACCTACGCCAACTTGCCATACCGTCCACTTCTTCATTATGTTTCTCTATTCTTCCCCTTATAGCTTTTTCTGTGCTTTCGCTAAATGTTATGCCACCAGATTTACCACTTGCAGAACCTTTTGGATTTTTCTTACTTCCTTTTATTTGGTCTTTCTTTGGTGCTGGTGTAGAACTTTCACTATGTTTTTTTCTAGGTTCTAGTTCACCCTCATTTACAAGTTGTGCAATTTTTCTATCTGCCCAATCTGCTGCTTCCATAGGATCTGTCCACGGATTAGAACCCCAAAGTAAAAATGCTATATCTGACGCCCTCCAAGTATCTGGATCGTTTGGGTTTGATTTTTCTCTATCTAAATCGCTCAAATGTCTTTTGTGCCACGCTGCTATTTTTACGATTTTATCTATGCTTAGCTGTTCACCTTTAGCCATAATACGTGCCTGTCTTACTGTTTCATCAACTAAACCGTCCCCTGCTTTATTAAGATTGTCCAAACCACGTTGTGCGTTCTCTTGCATAAATTTAGGTGGTGTTCTATCCACTTGCCTTTGTTCTCTGTTGTAACTAACTAATGTTGTGTCATCTTCGTCTTTATGTTTCATACCTGTTATTTCTTCATAATCAGACATTTTGTCGCACGGCATATAATACGTCTTGCCATTTATTTCGTGTGTATGTGAACCAACACAACCTATTTCTTTTGCTTTTTCTTCAGCTTCTTCTTTAGTTTCATAAATATCTTGACTTGCGTCTGCTTGTCTTTTGCTTTCTGCTTCGGATATATTCAAAGCTGTTATCTGGTCTTTTGCTTTTTCTTTTGTTTCGTGGCAACCCATAATAAAACCGTCATCATCTTTTATTACTGCAAAACCGTTGCAATCTTCAGCTTCGGTGCTAATTGAATATGGCATTAGTCTTGTGGTAACTCATTAGTTGGGTCGTGTTGGTCTATGCCCTGTGGTTGAAGTGTAGGATCAATCAATGCACCTTGTAAACCAATGTAAAACTTGTCGCCACCCTCATAAGGTTCTAAATCCATTTTTGCCCTAGCTTCGTTTGGTGTCATTATTCCAGAACTAACTGCAACTTGAAATGATCTAACTCTACTTAGTTGGTCGCCACGTGCATATTCATCTGTGTCTAACTTTACAAACTGTTTACCGGGTAGAAGTGTTGTCAATCCGTCCTCTATTCGTCTAATCCACGGCAACAACGTATGTCTAATAAATGCAAGTCCATTACTTTCAATATTTGAATATACGTTTGAACCGTCTTTAGATAAAAGTAAATGTGCTGGTATTCTAAATACTCTTGCAATCTCGTGAACAATCTGATCTCGTGCAGCAATAAGTTCGTTACCTGCTGCGTCTGATATGGCTTTCCATTTTAGACCACCAGTTAATACTGCTGGTTTTCTGTTTTTGTTGTGGTTGTTGATCCAAGTTTCTTTGAGTATATTTGCCTGTTCAGCTGTCAAATCTCTATCTGTTTCCAATACAGAACTTGGTGTGCCACCCTGTCCATAAAATTGTGCAATATGTCTTTCCATAGCCAAAGCAAGACCATAGGTATTTGAATTTGTACGAAGTGGACTTACACCTACAAGTTGTCCAGGATATGAGTACCAAACAAAATGAAGCATATTATTGCTTGTAATTTTTCTGTCATAACTTCCTTTTGTTGTTTGTAACATATAAACTTTTTGACTATTCTGCATTTCTACTTTTACTTTTTCTGGGTGTACTGGTGTAAGTTGTATTGGTCTGCCCTGTCTGTCTTTATCAACTAATATAAATGCGTTACCGTGCATAGCCATAGATGTTATTGTTTGGTGCAGTAACGAAAACATTGAAAGATCTAACGATACGTTTGGTTTTTCTAAAAATTTAGGTTTTTCGGTAAAAATTGTTTTTTGTCCGTCATAACGTAATGTTTTAACTGGAAGTAATGCAATACTGTCTGCGATTAACGATATTGCACTGTAAACAGTTGATATACCAAGTGCAGACATTTCGTTAACTTTTTCGCCTGTATAGTTATACAGACCACCCTCACGAAGTGCTAATAAATCAACAAGATTACCTAAAGCTGCGTCCCTGTTCTCTCTTTTGAATAAACTCATCTAACTGTTAAATAACTTCCTAATATCATAAATGCACCAGCGACTATAAACGCAAGTGATACATTAATTGTATATACCCCATAAATTATAAGTCCTGCACCCATAACTTCAGCTAGTGTTGTTATATAGTTTTTCATAGGTTTATAATAGCAACTTCTG